AGCCTGAGGTCGACCGCACGGGCAAGATGATCTGCGCCGTGCTCTGGTCTCAGAACTACCGCCGCGTCCTGCTCGAACCTAACGCCAAGCCGCCCCGCATCTCGTGAGCCCTCCTCCTCCGCCCATCAACCCGGAGAGCATCCCGCAAGAGGTGCGTGACGGCTTTGTCGCGAGCATCATCGGGGCCATGGCCATGACGGCCCGCCTGCTTTTGTCCGAAGACCGCCAGACCTGGTCGTGGGTGGCTCGTCGCGTGGCGGCCGCATCTATCACCGCAGTCATGGCCAATTACGGGTTGGCCGATTATATCTCATCTGACAGCCTACGCACCGCCGCCGTGGGCGGTCTGGCTTATGCATCACCCGAGGCCCTCGACGCTGCTCTCCGGGCAATCAAGGCTAGGGTCAACCGCGAGGCCGACCGCATCGCCGGCAATCCCAAGCCCTCCAAGTCCAATGGCAAAGCCAAGCGCAAGCGGAAGTGAGGCCAACCTCACTCTGGCCGTCCTGATCCTGACGGTCGTGTCAGGCCTGACGGCTCTCAGCTGCGCGTTGACCTCCTCGTTCGTGCTCGACCAGTTGCACAACAGTGAGGCGCTGGCCCTGATCGTGGTCGATGGTTCCAGCATCAAGTCCGACTCCCAGTCCCTGGAGCGGAACCTTTCTTGGGCGACCCTAGCCCTTCGCTCCGTCCGCGACCTAGGCTGGGCCTTGGCCGTGGGGTGTCTAGGGGTAGGGGTGGCGGTCTTCTTACGCTCCCGCCGTCAAAAGGCCTAGGAAGGGCAGGGAGAGGCCTTTAAAGGGGTAGCCTATGGCCGACCTATGGCTGGCTTTTGACCCCCTGAAAGCCCCTGTCAAAAGTTTCGGCAAAAGAGTTTGACGGAATGCATTTGGTCTGAGAGAGTGTTCGGGCACCACCAAAACCATGAGCACCGAATACATCAGCCAGATCACCCTCAAGTCTCTCAAACTGAATCTGACGTTCAGCCGCGAGACCTACTGCTTCACGACCAAGGCCTACGTCAACGGCATCGACGTCGGCTATGCCGAGAATGACGGCCACGGCGGATGCACCTTCGTCACCCTCTCCGCCGAGGGCATCGCGATGGGCATCGACCGCAAGGCTCTCGAGGATCGCATCGACGACCTCGTCGACGACGCCGCCAAGGCGAAGGACACCGCCCGCCTCGTCCGTAAAGTCCGCAAGGACATGACGACGAAAGTCCTCTTTATCAAGGAAAACGAGTTCGAGGCCGGATGCTATTCCTTCTGCAAGCATAACGGCACCGTCCCCGGGTTCGACGCCGCCTTCGCCGCGATGAAGAAGAAGTATCCGAACGCGACCTTCCTCAACGGCATGAGCGACGCCCAACTCGTCCACACCCTCGGCCTCTAATCCTCCGCACATGAAAGCCCTCATCGCCCTCTCCGCCCTGGTCATCTTCGGCTGGCTAGCCGTCGTCACCTTCTGCGGCCCTGAACTGGCCCGAGCCATCAACGGCCCCGAGCCGGTCAAGGCCAAGGCCGTCCGCAGCCACCGCTAATTTCCACCCACCCACATGAACCAAGACCCCATCGACCTGATCACCGTCGGAGACCGCCCCCTCCGGCTGTCCCGCCCGGTGCTCCCCCACGCCGCCCGCCGTCTGGCCGGCGTGCTCCCGCAACTGAACGCTCTCAACACGGCCGGCAAGTCTCAGGCCGATGCGGCCGAGGCCCTCGGCGTCTCCGTCGGCGCCGTCCGCACATGGATCGCGCTGGCCGGCATCCCCTGGTCGAACCTCAACCGCCGCGGCCCTTACCGCCGCCAGAAGTAATGCGTTATCTCTCCGTCTGCTCCGGCATGGAGGCCGCGTCCGTCGCTTGGCACCCGCTCGGCTGGACTCCTGTCGGCTTCTCCGAAATCGAACCTTTCCCATGTGCCATCCTCAAACACCGATTCCCCAATACTCCTAACTATGGCTCACTCACCGAACACACCTCCTGGCCCCTCGAACCTGGAGCAATCGACCTTCTGGTCGGAGGCACACCCTGCCAGTCCTTCTCCGTCGCCGGACTCCGCAAAGGACTCACCGACCCAAGGGGCAACCTCGCCCTCACCTTTCTTGGCTTGGCTGACAAGCTCAAGCCCCGCTGGATTGTCTGGGAAAACGTCCCCGGTGTCTTGTCTTCGGGAGGAGGGCGGGACTTTGGTTCCTTCCTCGGGGCGTTGGTCGAACTCGGGTATGGGTTCGCCTACCGAGTGCTGGACGCTCAACACTTCGGAGTTCCCCAGCGTCGTCGTCGAGTCTTCGTTGTCGCGTGTCTTGGAGACTGGCGAGCTGCCGCCGAGGTTCTATCTCTCCGCGAAGGCTTGCGCGGGCATCTTGAGGCGGGCGTCAAAAAGAGGAAAGCAACTTCCTCCGATGTTGGAGCAAGCGTTGAGGCAAGCGGCTTGCCAAGAACCGTCGGAACCCTGTGCGCCGACACCCACCCCGGAGCCTATTCAGGACAGGACGCCTACACAGGACGCTTGATCCCACAGCCTTATACGGCGTCCTCATTCGCACAATACGCCGAAGGAGTAGGTACGGTTAGGGCATCTGGCGGGGACTTGGGTGGGGGTAGCGAGACGCTACTTGCGCAGCCCACCCCCTTCCGCAAGTCCAAGCGAGCCTGTTCCACGACCGACAACGAGACTTTGGTTCCAGCCGACGCCAGCAACACCTTGAACAACTTCGACCTCGGCGACACTAGGACGACTCACGCGGTCGTGCAGCCCGTCGCATGGACGCAGAACCAACGCGAGGAAGTCCGTCTGTTAGGCGACAAGGTCGGGGCCATCGCCCTGCCCGGAACGCACCAGACGAACTACATCGCCGAGCCTGTCGCAATCCAAGGCACGATCATCGGTCGAGGCGATAACGCCGGCCCGCAAGGCACAGGTGCGTCGGAAGGCGGCCCGATGTTCACGCTGACGAAGACTGACATACACGGCGTCTGCCACCAGATGCCCGGTTCCGTCGCCCCGACGATCGGCGCAAGCGGCCCTCCCTACTCACGCACAGGTAACGAGCGAGTCGAGGCCGAGGCGTTGGCCGTGACCTTCCAACCTGGCAACCTACGCCGAGACGCTGGAGCAGACCCATCTACTACTACTACTACTACTACCCTCAAGGCTTCCGCTGGCGATCAGACTCCGCATATCGCCTATCCGGTCGTACCTCTCGACGGCATGAACCTCCTGTCGCGTCTCGGCCCATGCGGAGAGGAGCATAGCCTTCAGAACTTTGAACCTGGCGACCCTTCCTTTACTCTTAAGAAGGGCGGCAACCAGCATGGCATCCTTACCCCCATGGCCGTCCGTCGCCTGACGCCCATCGAGTGCGAGCGCCTGCAAGGCTTCCCCGACAATTGGTCGCGCATCAGTTGGAAGGGTAAGCCCGAGGAGCAATGCCCCGACGGCCCGCGATACAAGGCCTGCGGGAACTCCATGGCCGTGCCGGTCATGCGCTGGATCGGCGAACGCATCGCCGCCGTAGATTCTACCCTTCCTTCCAATGCCTGACCCATCCCACCGCCCCTACAATCCCATGACCATTATCCGACCCGACTCCCTCCCCCGCCTCTGGTGGCTCTTCCCCTGGAGCGTCGCCCGTCAGCTGCACAAGAACGCCGTGGCCCTCAAGGCCTTCTCCGACCGCCTCGACCAAGCCGTGACCATGCAGACGCATATCATCTCCGACCAGTCCGAGGAGATCCACTTCCTCCGTCAGCGCGTCAGCGACCTGAACGACGCCATCATCCGCGGCGCCATCACCCCCGACGCTCACCCCCATGAGTAGTTTCCGCCACCTCGACGGGATGGTGGGATTGCTCTCAGAGATTTTTGAAATCAATGAGCGGATTTTGACCGGTGATATTTGCTCCGCCAAGTCGGCCATCGCCTCGAGCCGCATGAAGAAACTCCTGCACCACTATCACGAGGCCCTGCACGAGGACGGCGCCGTAAAGGTATCGCTCCAGGCTTACGCCGCCGCCGGTGGCTGGGTCGGCATCCAATACTCCTATGAGCTCGACGGCTTCGAGGTCGCCGGATCACAAGTCCCTCGACGCGTATGAACCTCAACCAGCGCTTCTCCGTCGTCGCCCTGCTGCTCCTCGGCCTCAACGCCCAGGCCAAGACCGACGCCGCCTTTCTCGAGGCCGTCGCCGAGGTCGAGTCCGGGCATAACCGCAAGGCCATCGGCAAGGCCGGTGAGCGTGGGATGTATCAGGTCGGGAAGGCCGCTTGGGACGACGCCTCCGCCCGCCTCAAGGCCGAGGGCCACTACGCCTTCCCCTGGTCTAAGTGGCGCGACGCTACGGCTCAGGACATGGTCGCCGCTTCGCATCTCCGCTGGATCAGGTCGAACTTTCACCGCATCGGAATGACCGACCCGACCCCCGAACAGATGGCGCTCGTCTGGAATGTCGGATGGACGGAGGCCCGCAGCCGAGACTTCCGGGCAAACGACTACGCCTTCCGCGTGGCTAATTTATTCCGCTCGCAAAAGGTTTTGAGCCGTTGAAAGTTTCGACCATGTCTCACATGGTCATCGCTGTCGACCCCGGTGCATCAGGCGCCTTCGTGTGGTCGGTCGACGGCATCGGCATCGAGACGCGGAAGATGCCCGGCTCTGATGTTGAGATCTGCGAACTGATGGCCGAGCTCTCCTGCAAGACGAAGAGCGTCGCCTTGTTCCTCGAGACGCCGTCCGTCGCCGGCTACGGCCCGAAGATTCCCGGCGCCTCAATCGCTAAACTCCAGTTCAACGTCGGCCTGATCTACGGCGCATCAATCGCCATGGGCTGGCAAGTCCGCCGCATCGACCCCAAGGCATGGCAGAAGACGCACCCCGTCGGCAAGAAGGCCGACCACGGCTCCGGCTGGAAGCGTCATTTGAAGGCCAGGGCGAAAGAGCTCTTCCCTCATACCGACGTCTATGACTGGACGGCCGACGCGCTGCTGATTTACGACAGCGCCATCCGCGGCGTCATTAACTGAGTTAACATAACTCAGGCAAACCCTCCCTTTTGTAACCTTTCCAACCTATGAAGAAAAACACCCTCTCCCCAAACGCCGAGATCCCTGGCACGCAGTACATCCTGCTCCCGGACAACCGCGTGGCCCGTCTCCTGACGCCCACCGTCCGCCCCTCCGGCGACAACTACAACCTCCGCATCGGCGGCCGCACGCGTCAATTCACGCTCGAGGCCATCAAGGCCATCATCGCCGGCGCCGACCCTGCCACCGTCGGCAACAAGTAACTCTTCCCACATGAGCACCACGCCCAAAACCCAGTCCGCCACCGCCTCACTCGTCGCCGCCCTCGCGGCCCTCGACAACGTGAAGGCCAACAAGATCGTAAAGGCCAACTTTACCGCCAAGTACGTCTCCCTCGACGCGCTGCTCGACGCCGTGAAGCCCGTCCTCCTCGACCACGACCTCGCTCTGATCCAGACGCTCGTCAGCCAGGAGGGCAAGGTCGGCGTGTCGACCGCCTTCCTGCACGTCTCCGGGGAGCGGTTCGAGTTCGGCACGCTCCTGGTCAAGTCCGAGGGCCTGACTCCTCAACAGGTCGGCGGCCTGATCACCTACGTCCGCCGCATGTCCATCAGCACCGCATGCGGCATTAGTGTCGACCTAGACGATGACGGTTCCTCGGCCTCTGGCTTCCGTTCTGCGGCCATTTCCAGCGTCACCCCTGCCACCCCCCGCCCCCTCACCCGATGAGCGACCCTAAGCCCTTCGACCCCTTCGACCCCATCTCCGCCGCCATGGGGGCTTTGCACGGCCAGAACCTCATCGCCGCTAAGGACGCCCGCATCCGTCAGCTCGAGGAACGCCTCGAAGGCATGCGCGAGGCCGGCGACCAACTCTGGTACTGCGTCCGCCATGCCCAGCGCATCCACGCCGACGAGCTCATCGACGCCATCGAGGAATGGCAGGAAGCCCGGAACCATGGCTGACACCCCCAAGGGCATCGAGAAGATCGCGGCCACCGTGCCTAAGCAGTACGCCCTGCTGCTCTTCCTGGACGGCTTCCCGTACGTCGAGTTCACCGCCCGCAAACACGCCGACTTCCTGACCGACCTCAACGCCTGGAAGCGCAAGACCTACCCCTCCTTCTCCCGCTCCGTCGTCCGATTCTTTACGCTCGCACCTAGCGGGGAGCTTAAAGAACTTACCTTTACCAAATGACCAACCGCGAATACCTGAGGAACATCCTCAATCAGTTAGCCGGCGAAGTCGCCTCCCTCCGGCCGACCCCCGAAGACTCCGTCACACTCGCCGGGTCTGATCTGATGCAACTCCAGATCGCCATCAACGAGGCCGCCACCGAACTCGAGCGCCTTGACGTCGAGAACATCGAGGAGGCCTATCACATCAAGCCGATCTATGACCGCATCAAGGCCGTCATCGCCCATGAGCGCGTCCTCCGCAATCAGCTCGACCGCGTGGCCCTCGCCGCCGACAACGCCATCGACCTCTGCAACCTCCTTTCCGCCCACGTCGAAGAGCACAACCCTAACGACGAAGACGAAGCCCTCTGAACCTTTCCCACCATGCCACAAATCCACGACCGCAAAGAATACCGCGCCTTCCCGGCGCTGAACCAGTCCGCCGCGAAGAAGTTCCTCGAGGGCTCACCGGCTCACTACCAGGCCTACATCAACAGCCCGCACGAAGAGACGAAGGCCATGCGCTTCGGAACCTTCGTTCACTCCGCGATCCTCGAGCCTCACACGCTGAACGACCTCTACGCTACCGCCCCGGAGGTCGACCGACGCACCAAGGAAGGCAAGGAGACTTGGGCCGCCTTCCAGACCGCCAACGTAGGCAAGACCATCCTCGACTATGAGGAGTCCGCCCTCGGGCATCTCGTCGCCTCGTCCGCCCGCTTCGCCCTCAAGCGCCTCGGCGTGGAGTTCGACGCGACCGAGGTCATGTATCACGTCGACTATAACGGCGTCCCGCTCAAGGCCGCCATCGACGGCGTGGCCGGCGACTACCTCTGGGACATCAAGACGACCGACGACGCGTCCCCTTCGGGCATGCTCAAGGCGATCCGCAATTATCGTTACAATCTCCAGGCCTATTGGTACCGCCTCGTTTATGAGCTCGCTACCGGGCGCCGCCCTCTCGGCTTCCGCTTTCTCTTCATCGAGAAAGAGGCGCCCTTCGCCTGTTCGATTTGTGAGGTCGGCCCTGAGCTCATGTCCTGGGCCATCGCCGACTTCGAGAAAGCCGTGACCCTTTACAAGGAATGCACCGCCTCCGGCGTCTGGCCCGCCTACACCGAGGAGATCCAGGTCATCGACATCAAGAGCACGACCACCGCCGCTCCCATTAACTTCGCCTAACACATGGAACCCAACAATGACCGCAAGCCCCTGAAGTCTATCGAGACCGCAGGAACCTATAAACTCAAAATGATCAAACCCGCCTTCGACAAGATCAGGCAGTGGGAAGACGGCACCGTCTCCTGCCGCCTCTTCTTCCTCGACGACCAGGGCAACTGCCTGTCGAAGTCCTTCTCCTCGAAGTGGGGCAAGCCTCTGGCCATGCTCGTCGGGAAGTTCAGCGGGACGTACACTCAGGAGCTGCGCCTCGATGCCACCCCGGCCGAGTTTATGGAATACATCACCCCGGCCTGTGGCAAGACGTGCCTCCTCGGCGTCGAGGCCGAGCCGTCCGGCGAGTATAACGGCAAGCCTCAATACAAGTACAAGCTGACCTACCCTAAGGGCAGTCAAAAGCCGACCGTCTCCGAGCCCCTGCCGGACAACCCGCCCTTCTGATGAACAACCTCGCTAAGATCCGCGAGGCCCTGGTCGACGCGCTGCTCAAGGCGCCCGACCTTAACCTCCGCCGCGTGCGCCGTAAGCTCGGCATCTCCGGCCGCCAGACCCGCATCGCCTCCCGAATCGCAAAAGCCATGCGCAAGGCCTCCGCCGCCGCATGACCACCATGTCCGCCCCGACCCTTGTCCTGATCTCCGGCTTCGC